CTATTGGTGAAAAGATATTTGGTACATCAGCCAGATTAAAAAATAACAATGATAATATTCAAAGAATACTTAACGATTACAAAGCAAAAGTTGGTAAAGATGCTACTCCTGAAGAGATAGGCAGTATATTATTACAAGCAAGTGATGATATGTATAAAAGCATACAAGGTTCTCAAGTAAAAGCACAACAAGTAGTGTTAAGTCAAATGGATGATTTGCTTAGACACATGGGAGCGGCTACAGCTAAAGATGCTAATTTAGATGGTGAAGCGTTAGATTATTTAACAACGGCTTTTACACACGCTAATAATAATGTAAGTAGAAGTGCTTCACAATTAGATGCCATATTAGAAAGTCCTATATTCCAACAAGGAATTTTTAAATCTGCTAGATTTGGTCAAGGTCCTCTTGAAATAGATTATTTAAGAAGTATTACAAAAGGTATAGATGATACTGTTCTGGATAGTAATCAAAAGGATTTAATTGCATTATCTAGTAAGATAAAAGAATTTACAACAAAAGGTCGTAAAAATAGATCAAGTTTATCTTTTGCTCAAATGTACAAGTTAAGAGAAGCTTTGGAAACTTTAAAAAGTAAAAACTTTAATATTCCTACAGCAAGAGGAGTATCTATTCCTATAACACAAAAAGCTCTTAATCAAATAAACGCTGTCATAAAAGAAATAGATACATTTATGACTCCTCAAAAAATAGAAGATTTATTGAGAACGAGTTTGCCAGAAGGCACTGTTGTTAAGCCATCATTTTTAAATAGAGTCGATGATTTAATTAAAGATCATCGTAATTTGCACAATTCAACAATGAAAATATTTTCAGATGTAGAGTCAGCTACTGGGATCAAAAACCTTAGAGAAGCTGTAATACAGGGAGAGAATATAGATGCTGTTGATATAATGAATAAAATTGTTAAAAACAATAATCCTGAAGTATTAAGAAAAGCTTTTGATGCTATCGGAACTGGTGACATAGCAGGAGTTGGGAAGAAAGAAGATTTTAGAAAACTGATGGCAGGTCAATGGTTAAGAAACGCCATGACAAAATCAAATATTAATTCTTTAACGCCAAATAAATTTAACGGACAAATGTTCTTTCAGGAAATTGACAAGCTAGGAAACACAGCTAAAGAATTGTTCGGCAATGAAGCTGGAAAGATTCGTGAATTAGCTCAGAAAATAGCTCAAACAAACTTTAATGATTTGTCAGAAGAAACAATCCAGCAGATATGGAAAGACAGTCCTAGTACCATGCAAGCTTTACAAGGAGTTCTTAAAGCAACTAAAGATGAATCTAACATTAAGAAGTTTAATTTTCTTAGACAAGTTAGTGAAGGTAAATTTAATGAATTACAAGCCGCTGATGCACTAGCTCAAAACAATATACAAGCTTCTGAAGTAGCTCAAATACTCAAAAACTTAGATGCACCAGCAAGAGAAAAAGTGAAAGGTTTTTATTTAAAATCAATAATTGGTGACTTTGGCTCTACCCCGTTAACCGATGCAAAAAGTTTAGGTGCTTTTGCAAAAAGATTAATAGATAGTAACAATTCTGGTAAACTTAAAGAATTTTTTGGTGAAAAATTATCTAAAGATATGTTCGCCTTCGGTAAAGAAATGGATTTTGTTGCCCGAACTGTACAAGGTGGTGATCTTATCGCTGCTAACATTGCTGCCAGCCCTTTACAAAATTTAGGTAAGATTGCTCGTTACGCTGTTTTAAATAGAGTATTGGGTGATAGAAACTTTTATAAAGAAGTATTGGAAAAATACGGTCAATTAACTGGTAAAAATGTAGATAGAAGAAGTGCTTTTGCTAGAGCTTTTGGAATGGCTTTAAGAACAGCTATACCTGCTTCAAGACAAATCCCAGCACAAGCTTTACAATCTGGTGTTCAGGAAACAGCAAAACAAGCTCAAGCATTGATGGATAATACAGGATTAAGCCAGCAATTATCTCAACTCCAGCAGAATATACCAAACCCGAACAATTCTTCGAATTTGGCACAGGTAAATGTAGGACAACCATCTCAAAGTGCTGGTAACATAAATCCGATTGTTGTTCCTAACCCAACAACAAGAGCAACATTTGGGAGTATATAATGGACATATCACAATTAAAAGACCAACTCGTCATTGATGAGGGTGTGAAATACGAATCCTATTTGGATCACCTTTCCCTAAAAACTTGCGGCATCGGGCACTTGTGCAGAGAGGATGAACCAGAATATGATTTGCCTTTAGGTGCTAAAGTATCTGAGGACAGAGTTACAGAACTCTTTGAACAGGACATACAGACTGTTATCCAAGACTGTAAAAAAGTTTATGATGATTGGGATAAGCTACCAGAAGAAGTAAAACAAATCATAGCAAATATGATGTTTAATCTTGGCAGACCAAGATACAGCAAATTTAGAAAACATATCCAAGCTGTTATGGATGGCAATTGGAAGGAAAGTGCCAATCAAATGCGTGACTCAAGGTGGTATCGCCAGGTAACAAAAAGAGCCGAGCGTTTATGTGAACGCATGGAAAACGTAGAAGTTTAATCCTTAACTTTACTTTTCAACATCAATAATATTTCTGTAACTAATTTTAAAGCTTGATGTGATGTGATCTCATATTGTTGAAAATCATGTTGAAATTTTTTGTTTCTTTTTAAAATGTTAATAAGTATAGGTGTATTATTTGTTTCTTGTGTAGCATATATATAAATTTCTTTTTTCATTATATCTGTTTGGCAGAACCAATACCCATATCTCTTATTTCATTTCCATATCTAGTTTCATATTCTTTTTTAACTAAATTAGCTATTTGCTGACCAACTTTACGATCTTCTTCTTCCGCAATTTTTACTAACTGTTTATATGTTTTTATTCCAACACTAACACTTTTCCACTTTTCATTTGATGCCATTTGATATACCCTTTCTAAGATATGATTAAAAAAACTATACACTATCCCACACGATATGGGAAGTATAATAAGTATAACGCTAAAAAAACAGAGTTTATGGGATTTAAATTTGATTCCAAATGGGAAGCAGAGCGTTATGGTCAGTTATCTTCTATGGTATTAGGTGGCGTAGTAAAAGATTTAGAACGTCAAGTTAAATATGATATTATAGTAAACGATCAAAAAATTTGCCGTTATATTGCAGATTTTGTTTACATATTAGTACATGAAAATGGCTCTGAAGAAAAAATTGTTGAAGATGCAAAAGGAGTGCAAACCTCTGATTTTAAACTAAAAAAGAAGTTAATGAAAGCTATTTTCGATATAGAAATAAAAATTTCTAAAAAAAGCACTTGACATTATTGTGGGAATTTCCCATATTAAGGTTTCCTAATAAAAAAAGAAAGCGAGGTGTCAAATGACAGAAGTCAAATATGTTGATCAATTTAATTTAGCTTTAACACAAGCTAGTTTAATGGATGAGCTAAAAGAAGCTCAAAAGAAAGTCCACGATTTTAATAAGTTTTTAGAAGATCGTTATCTTGAACAAGCCAAAGAAAAACTTCATGAAGAAGGTAAAGACTTTGGTACTGTTAATATTTTTGATGGTAACTCTAAAGTAAAAGTTGAGTTGCGTAAAAAAGTAGAGTGGGATCAAGAAAATCTCACTAAATTTCTTAACGAATTAACCCCAGAAGAAGCTAATCATTTAGCAAAATTTTCTATTTCTGTTTCAGAAGCTAAATTTACAAATGCTTTACCTACGATGCAGGAAAAGCTTAAAGAGTTTCGTACAGTTTCTTTGCAGGGTGTTAAAGTAACTTTTGAGGAGCAAGAGTAATGTTAAACATTATTTCAGCAGAAGATCGTTTAAAAGAGAAACGAGGTCATAAAATAGTAGTGTGCGGTCCTAGTGGTGTTGGTAAAACAACTCTTGTTCGCACACTTGATTCAGATAAAACTTTATTTATGGATTTAGAGGCAGGGGATGCGGCTATTGAAGGTTGGCCCATAGATGTTATACGTCCTAGAACATGGGCTGAATGTCGTGATTTTGCCTGTTATTTAGGTGGTGCAAATCCTGCCATAAATGAAGATCAAGTTTATTCAGAAGCACATTATGATTCCGTATGTCAAACATACGGCAATCCAAAAGAACTATTGGCAAAATATGATACAATTTTTGTAGACAGTATAACTGTTGCAGGAAGATTATGTTTTCAATGGTGTCAAAGTCAGCCAGATTGTAAAACGTCAAATGGCAGATTAGATACTCGTGCCGCGTATGGTATGCAAGGCAGAGAAATGATGGGATGGTTAACACATCTTCAACATATTAGAGATAAAAATGTTGTATTTGTTGGCATCCTTGATAGCAGGACAGACGATTTTGGTCGTCCTGTCCATGACCTTCAAATTGAAGGTTCTAAAACAGGTCGTGAACTTCCGGGTATTGTAGATGAGGTCATAACTATGGCAATTATGTCAGGGGATGAAAATAATCCTGCATATAGGGCATTTGTTTGTCATACATTAAATGAATGGTCTTACCCTGCAAAAGATAGATCGGGCAGATTAGATTTAATAGAAGAGCCACATCTTGGTAAACTATTACAAAAAATGTCTGGTAATAAACCTTTAAGTGATCGTCCACTTAATTTTGATTTAGCAAATAAAGAAAGTGAGGTAGATAAATAATGCTTGATTTTAATGAAATAAAACCCGATAGCAATTCGGGGGAATTTGAATTAATTCCAAATAATACAATTGCTCGTGCCGTTCTAACTTTACAGGGCGGTGACACACAAATACCAGAGTTTGGTCAAGGAAACTTTTTTAAGTCTAGCCAAACAGGTAAAAAAGCAAAATGGTTGCCACTAGAATTTACTATAGTTGGTGGCAATCACAATGGACGAAAAGTCTGGCATAGACTTTTTGTTGATGGC